CCGGGATAAGTTGCTGTAGCCATGATAAATCTCCTTTAAGGCTATTTAACTCGACCCTCGGCGTATGCTTTCAATATTTCGTCAGAAAGACTTTGATAACGCTCTGGGTCGGTCTTGATCAGTTTAATAATGTCAGCGCGACGATAAACCTTCTTCCTTGACCCTTCTGCGGAACCGCGAGCGTTACCAGTAGTTGCAGACTTCACAGTATTCTTACGAGCTGCCAGTTCTGCGTTAGCAGTCTGTTGGACAACCTGATTACGTTCTTTGTAGAGCGTAAACAGTTCATCCGCAGCGTCATAGTCATACCGTTGATCGGCATCTACAAATAACTTTGTCCTAACCTTTGACCCCTTAATCCACTCGGCAAACTTAGGGTCTTGCAGTATCGTTTCCATCTCTGGGTGTCTAGACTTCAACTGTGCAAGAGTAGCCTGTTGTTTTGCCTGTTGAGTGTAAGCCTCCGCTTCCTTGATCTTAGGGTGGTTAGCAATACGGCTATCCACAGCTTTTTGAGGATCAACAAAGAAATCAACATCTTCGCTATCGTCTACTTGCTGTTGCTCAGGTGCTTCTTTAGCCGAGAGTTCTGTCTGGATGTAGTTGTCAACCACTTGCCGCAGTTCGCCAACTTCGTTCCGCTGTTTGCCTGAAAACTTTTCAAGTTCTTGGTGCATCTGTATTAATTCTTCAACAGACTTACCTTGATACTTTTCTGGTACTTCAGGCTCTTGAGGTTGTTCCTCTAAAGGGGCCTCAACAGCTTCGATTGTCGGCTCTTCCGGTAGTGTGGTGTCCTCCTCATCTGGACGCTCATCAATAATTGTCGCTCTTGACATCACTTAACTTAGCCCCGCCTTATCAAAGGTTGTGGAGATATTTAAAGTTCACCCGCCTTTTGGCGAGTTTCCCTTCCTTTTCGTCCCGCTTCCTCATGTTCGCGTACCCACTTCATGTGTCTTCCAGGGAAATCCCCGGTAGATCCATCTAGCACGAACGGAGTCGCCGAAACGACCTTCGTAGCTACAGCGCCACAACCGCACCTATGGGTTGTAGTTGTGCTGTCTACAAATTCTTCAAACAAATGACCGTTTTTGCACCTAAACTCAAAAACCCTAATCATCTGTTCCTACCAAATCGTCATAACTGTTGTTTATTGAATCTTCAAACTGCAACAGATATACCAATACTTCTAGCTGGCCCTGCCTAAAAAACAAGTCTTCAGCGTCTTTTACCATTGCGACATTATTAATAGTCGCCGCGTTCGATGTCAACTCTTCGGTTAACTGCTTCCAACCATCGCTTCTAAATAAATCAAAGTAATTGTTGTAATACTTTTCATCTTCACGATTCATCAGGCTTTCTTTTTCCTTCTTCGACCTGATGCTGTAACCGCGTACTTTATAGCTTTTGAGCCTGTTTTCTTGCGCTTTGCCGCATCTTTCTCAGCTTTACTCATTTTTGCGGCCACAGCTTTGGGTCTACAGGCCGGATATGGACGCTTAGAACCCTTGGCTTTTTTACGGCCACACTTCTTGCCGGTCTTGATATCTACCCAATCTTCCTTAAACCATTTGGTTAAACCACCTTTTGGCTTAGCCATACGTCCCGCCACGCTTTTTATATTCCCGCACCAGCCACGCATTAGCGTAGGCACTAGGATATACATCAAACTTACGCTTGGCCGCAGCCTTAACCCTAGAGTAAAGAGCCTTGTTCTTTACATTATCGGGTATAGAGCTTTTCTTTTTGGCCTTGGGTTTAGCTTTTTTTCTTGCCACGTTTTCTCAGCCTCTTTAAATCAGCACCAGTAATCTTGTCCCTTGGCGGGGCAACCCTAGCCAGCTTCTTTTGCTTGGCAGAATATTTTTTTTTAGGCATTACTTCTTAGCCTTTTTCTTGGCTTTTTTCTTCTTTTTTTTAGCTGGCTTAGACTTGTACGCACCCATTCCATAACCCATAGCAGCCTCCTATTTGCCTTTATGGACTTTCTGAATTTTAAAATCTGCTGACTGAGAAGCACCCTTATGGGCCTTATACCCCCCGGGTGGATTCTTCATAAGACTGTAGCTCTTGCCATCTTTCATCCAATGATAGCCTTTTGGTGCTTTAACTTTCATATCATCACCAGTTCTTGCAAGACCAATATCTTGCGGTCAGTTTGCTAGGTGGTTTTGTATCACACTTATGTCTGGCCCGAAAAGACTTCCTTCGATCGGGCTGATTCTTTTTGATTTTCATATTGGCATCGCCAAACCTAATGGTCTTGGTCTTGTCCCCCTGCTTCGCTACCACCACGAACTTCTTGGTTGGGTGGTTCGGGGTTCGTTTCGGCTTGTTGTACCCGCTTACGCCCGCGCGTACCAACTTTGGATCTTTTTTCGTAGCCATCAAGCCTTTCCTCAAGCTGGTCTAATTGCCGCCTCAAGTCTTTCAACTGCTCCGTCTGCTTCTTGAAGGCTTCGTTGACCTGACCGAATAGGTTGTTGAGTTCCGTTTGCGTCATTAGCATTTTGCTGTTTACCCTTTAGCTCGCTTTCTTTGAGAAGTCTATCTGCAACCTTAAGTCTTCTTTCAAACTCTTTGTCATCTTCGTTACCTTCTTTCAGGTTTCTGGTTACAGCATTAACAACATCTATCTGAAGCTCTTGTGGGGCTAGCTGGGCCTCAACTGCCAACTTCTGCGCGCGAGCCTGAGATTCTGCCGCCTGACCACTCAGTGCTGCAGTCTGACTTTGCTGTAGAGCAAGCTGTACTTGCTGTGCCTGCATTGCCATCTGTTGAGCCTGCGGATTGGGCTGTGCCGCCTGTTGCATAGCCGCAATCAACTGCTCACGGTTATTCAAGTTCATGTTTTCAATAATGCTTTGCATCAGTATTGAGTAGGCAGGGCTGTCCTGCTGCATTGTCTGAAGCAACTGGACTAACTGTGACACCTCATATTCTCTGGCGATAATCCCCAAGGTACTGGTAGCAACAAACTTATAATCCGCTACGGGGTAATTCTCAGGGTCAAACTGCATATAACGGTGTGCAGCCTTGGTTACAAAGGGCAGGAGGAAGGACTGCTGAAAGTTAATAAGAGTACGCTTATGACGCTTGATAATAGCGCCGAGAGACATACTGATGCCAGCGGCCGTTGCTTCACCATTAACCTGGCCTGCGATTCCAGCAGAATCAACCGCCCCTGTAGCCTGTTGTACCATTTGTTGTAACGCAGCGGCTTGACCAAACGTAATCTGGTTGACTTGCCCAAAGTTGAACGGCTGTAATACCTCACGCGGATCTCCGTTAGTTAAGATCATCTTGCCGGGTCGAACTTCCGGTTTAGCCCCCCTAGGAAGTCTTGTAGCATCAACAGCGAGCATTGGGTGGATAGTCAAACTCAAGGCGTCAATTCTTGCTCTAAGCTCTGTATCCAATGCTTTTTGGCTGTTATAGCCTTTTTCACAGACACCACGACCCCAGAATCGACCGGGGACTACATCCCACGGAAATGCTACGACAGGGCGGTCGTTCATCATGTAAGGGTTGGCTTCAGCCTTGAGTAGTACGCCACCATTAGCAATCACAATAATTGCCTCGACATACATGGAGTCTTCTTCTACCTCTACGTCTTCCTTTTCCAGAAGCTCTTTGGGTACAAGGCCGTAGTATTTAGTTAGACGAACCTTGTCATCGTTGTAGATAGTCAGATCTTGATCGGGTTCCAAATCGGTATCGGGTGAGGCTGATTCGATCATTGCCTCGCGATATACACCTTGTTCCTGAAGTATCTCAACGCTATGACGGCTAACAAATTCATCGACCGCAACGCCGTAGGCATCCTCAACTGAAGTCGCTACGGGGTCTATTAGGAAGTTTTGAGGTAATACCGGCTTGAGCTTTACGACTACACGGTCGGTAATATTGACGCCAACAGCCTGAAGATCACCACCCATAATAGGTTCGGTAGCGGGGGCCATTTCCTTGATTTCTTCTAGGACAACTTCACCAACACCCGTACCAAATACGGCTGAGTTAATTAAACATTCCGCTACAGCTTTACGAACCTTGCAGGCTTCAAAGTCTTCAGACAGTTTGTTTCGTAAAAATAAAGCGTCTTGTTTTTGTGCATCAACCACATCATCAGCAATATCAAAGAACTTGCCACGACCAAATGTAGCTTCTTCCAGTTCTGCAACATTGGACTCTACGGCTTGCTGCAAAGCTGGTGAAATAATCCTTGAGCGTTCTGACGCCCTTTCAGAATCTTCTGGACTCCATTGACCGCGCCAAAGCCTGTAGTACTCATCAAAGCGGTCTTCGTAATTGGACTCGTAATAATCGCGCCAATCATCACATTTGCTAATAACCCACGATTCAATGGACTGTTCTGCCATGAGGGGGTCTGGGCTGTAGTCATCTGCCATTCTAGTATCCCGCTACCACATCCAAAATTTCGTGGTCTTCAATTTCATATTCATAGTCATAGGCTACTTCAGCCAACTGATCTATATACGCCAACGCATCAATCAGGTCATCATGCGTCAAAGCATCTGGAAACTGAAACAACTGGTCAAGGAACTTAACATTCCATTCGCCTTGATTTAGGGTGATATATCCGTTTTCAAACCGGCCCTGTAAGGCCCACATCACCCGGTCAGTCTTTTTCTTGTTTCCGTGCGTTAATTCCTCAACCCTGAAAAACG